GCACGTAGACCTAGACCTTCCGGGCTACGAAGATGTAGATGAAAACGGCGAACCTACTGGAATTGCCCTGCCTTATGTGGTGACAATTGAAAAAGGCAGCCAAACCATCCTGTCTATCCGTAAAAACTGGAGACCAGAAGATGAGACCAAACAAAAACGCAATCATTTCGTCCATTATGGCTATGTGCCGGGATTTGGTTTTTACTGTTTTGGCCTTATTCACCTTGTCGGGGCTTTTGCTAAGTCTGGCACTAGTATTATTCGGCAGCTCGTGGATGCAGGGACACTTAGCAACTTGCCAGGCGGCTTTAAAACCCGTGGCTTGCGAATCAAAGGTGATGACACACCGATAGCCCCTGGAGAATTTAGAGATGCCGACATTCCAAGTGGAACCCTAAAAGACAACTTGATGCCGCTCCCTTATAAAGAGCCAAGCCAAGTACTCTATAGTCTACTAGGTACCATTGTGGAAGAGGGGCGTCGTTTTGCCTCAGCTGGAGATATGAAAATTGCGGATATGTCTGCAAATGCCCCAGTAGGAACCACTCTGGCAATCTTGGAAAGAACTTTAAAAGTAATGTCTGCGGTTCAATCCCGTATTCACTACTCAATGAAGCAGGAATTAAAGCTCCTAAAAGAAATCATCCGTGATTACACTCCAGAAGATTACGACTATGAGCCAGAAGAAGGCTCGCCACGGGCTAAGCAGTCAGACTATGATTTAGTAGAAGTAATCCCAGTTTCTGACCCTAACGCCGCTACGATGGCACAGAAGATTGTGCAGTATCAAGCCGTACTTCAGTTAGCTCAGGGTGCTCCACAAATCTATAACCTGCCGGTATTGCACCGTCAGATGCTAGAAGTGTTGGGAATTCGCAACGCACAGAAACTTATCCCGTTGCAAGAAGACCATAAGCCAAGAGACCCAATCTCAGAAAATATTGATGCGATGCAGGGTAAACCATTAAAAGCGTTTATAACCCAAGACCAAGATGCGCACATTATGTCGCATACTAACTTCCTAACAGACCCAATGACGGCTCAAGTCATGGGACAAAATCCAATGGCACAGCAAATTACCGCAAGTCTACAGGCACATATTGGAGAGCATTATGGATTTAAGTATCGCCAGATGATTGAGCAGCAGCTAGGCGCTCCATTGCCATACCTGAAAGACGAAGACGACGAAATTCCAGAAGAATACGAAATCCAAATTTCCCGTTTGGTGGCTCAAGCTTCTACTCAACTGTTGCAGCAGAACCAAGCACAGGCAGCACAACAGCAAGCTCAAGAGCAAGCGCAAGACCCAATCATCCAAATGCAGATGCAGGAACTCCAAATTAAAGCTCAGGAGCAGCAACGCAAAGCTGCCAAAGACCAAATGGACTCCCAGCTAGAAATGCAAAAAATAGCCCTAGAGCGTGAAAAAATGGAAAACACCCTAGAGCTAGAGGGTCATAAATTGGGCGCCAAGATAGCAAAAGAGAAAGACGCAGCAGACCGCAAAGAAGAATACGACGGAACAAAGATAGGCGTAGACATTGCTAAAACGAAAGAGCAGCACAGTCTTCAGGTTTTACAAACATTAGCAAACGCTCAAAAGAAAGTGACGAATGACTGAACTTGACGTATTAATTAAGCAATTAGACGAGAAATTAGAGCAGCTTAAAGAGGCTACTGCGACCGGTACCTTTGAAACTTTTGAAGAATATAAAAGAGTTTGCGGCGAAATACGGGGACTTTTGATTGCCCGTGGATACGTGCTGGACATGAAAGACCGAGTAGAAGATAACGATTAACCCTGCAATTTATTGCCGTTCTGACGGGGCAGACCGATTACAACACGGTATGTTGTTAAAGGAGAAAGCATGAGTGAAAAGCTCGATTTATCTAATGCAGTCGACCTATCTGCATTAATGGATAAGTCACAAGAGGAAAAAGCAACACAACTTCCAAAACCATCTGGATACCGCATTTTATGCGCAATCCCTGAGGCAGAAGAGGCTTACGATAGTGGAATCATTAAATCAGACGAAACCCGTCGGCATGATGAATTGCTCACTACAGTGTTGTTTGTAGTAGATATTGGGCCTGATTGTTATCAAGACAAGGCAAGGTTCCCAAATGGACCATGGTGCAAACAAGGTGATTTTATTTTAGTGCGCCCGAACGCTGGTACTAGATTAGTCATTCATGGACGTGAATTCCGCATTATTAACGACGATTCTGTGGAAGCAGTAGTTCTCGACCCACGTGGTATTAAACGAAAGTAAGGAGATTACGATGTCAGAAAACAAGCAAGAAATGGAAGACTACACCTTCCCAGATGAGGAAAAGATAGAAATTGAAGTGGAAGACGATACCCCTAAAGAAGATAGAGGTCGCAATCCATCCCAGCCAGAGTTTGTCGAAAGTCTTGAAAATGACGAATTAGATGAATATTCCGAAGCCGCAAAGCAAAAGATTGCTGGATTTAGGAAGATTTATCATGACGAACGCCGTGCTAAAGATGAGGCTGATAGGGAGCGTCAAGAAGCCCTCAACTTTGCAAAACAGCTCTTAGAAGAGAATAAAGCACTTAAAGGTAAGGTAAGTCATACGGAAAGTTTTGCCGTAGACTCTATTAAAACCGGTGCCGAGCAAGAATTAGAAATGGCTAAAAAACTGTATCGTGAGGCTTATGAGGCCGGCGATTCAGATAAGTTAGTAGATGCTCAGGAAAAAATGACTACTGCCCGCATTAAAATGGACAGAGCACAAAGTGCCTCTGAAGATATTAAGCAACGCAGAGCTTTACAAGAACGAGAAAATGAAGTACAAATACCACAACAGTCGCAAAAGCCTGTTCGTGATAGCAAAGCAGTTTCATGGCAAGAGCGTAACTCTTGGTTTGGTCAAGACGACGAAATGACCAGTTTAGCCCTAGGCTTGCATGAAAAGCTTGTAAAACAAAACGGAATGGCTTACGCTACGACTGATGAGTATTACAAACGCATTGACGAAACAATGCGCAAGAGATTCCCAGAGAATTTCGAGGACGTAGAAGACGACAAAACAACAGCTCGTACGAAACCGAGTACTGTAGTGGCTCCGGCAAGCAGAAGCACATCGTCAAAAACGGTGCGACTAAAAACTTCACAGCTAAGCATAGCAAAGAAGTTAGGACTTACCCCAGAGCAATACGCCCGAGAACTTAACAAAATGGAGAATTAAACATGGCTACGAAAAATAATACCCCTCGTGAATTAGATACCCGTGCAACTTACGAGCGTCCCCAGCAGTGGGCACCCGCAGAATTGCTACCCGAACCTGATAAACAGGCCGGTTATGCGTATCGTTGGATTCGAGTTTCAACCCTTGGTGAGGCTGACCCACGCAATATCTCTGGTAAGTTAAGAGAAGGTTGGGAACCAGTAAGGATTGAAGAGCAACCAAAATTCCAACTGTTAGTCGACCCAAGTAGTCGCTTTAAGGACAACATTGAGATTGGCGGGTTGTTGCTTTGCAAGACTCCAGAAGACTTTGTGGAACAGCGTAATTCACATTATGCCAAACAGACACAAGCTCAGACGGATGCTGTAGACAATAATTTAATGCGTCAAAGCGACCCAAGGATGCCGCTCTTTAAAGAGAACAAATCCTCGACTAGTTTTGGCAAGTAATTAATTTAACTAGGAGTTATAAATGGCTTATCCTACCGTTTCAGGCCCTTACGGGTTTCAGCCAATCAATTTGATTGGTGGTCAGGTATTTGCTGGTTCTACTCGCTTAATTCCTATCGCTTCAGGCTCCGGCACATCAATTTTCTTTGGTGATGTCGTACGTCTAAATACAGGCGGTACATTAAGCAAAGTATCAACCACAGCTACCGCAACCGACTCAGTTGGTATTTTCTTGGGTTGTCAGTTCACAAACCCAACAACCAAGCAATTGTTGCAACAACAGTATTACCCAGCTAGCACAGTGGCTTCTGACATTCAGGCTTTTGTTTTGGATGACCCAGATGCATTGTTCAAAGTAGCGGTAACAGCTGCTGGTACGTCAACAATGTCTGGCGTAACACGTGCAGCAGTTGGACTAAACACAGCTTTAGTTATTACTGCTGGCAGCACAACCACAGGCGACTCGTATTCATCTGTTTCTGCAACTACAGCTGGCACATCAACACTGCCAATTCGTATTGTTGACGTAATTCCAGAAACAACCAATGCATCGGGTTCTTATACTGAAGTTGTTGTTAAATTCAACTTTGGTATTCACACTTACTACAGCGCTACTGGTGTAGCTACTGCAGCCTAATAGGAGCATATAAATGGCTATTTCACGTGCACAACTACTGAAAGAGTTGCTCCCCGGATTGAACGCATTGTTTGGTTTGGAGTATGCAACATACGGTCAACAACACAAAGAAATCTACGATACTGAGACTTCTGAGCGTTCGTTTGAAGAAGAAACCAAGCTGTCCGGCTTCTCCGCAGCACCTGTCAAAAACGAAGGCTCTGCCATTCGTTACGACAATGCTCAAGAGGCATTTACAGCTCGTTACAACCACGAAACTATTGCCCTTGGCTTTAGCTTGACTGAAGAAGCAATCGAAGACAACCTCTACGATTCTTTATCAGCTCGCTACACTAAGGCTTTGGCTCGTGCCATGGCTTACACCAAGCAAGTTAAAGGTGCAGCTGTATTGAACAA